GGCGGCGAGATCACGCTGGTGGCCAAGGCCAATACCGGCATCGTGGTGCATGAGGCTTGGACCAAGTCGATCAAGTTTATCAAGTTCAGGTCGGGCACCCGCAATCATCCGGTCGCTCAGAAAGTTGACTGCAAGTTCGCGATCGCGGTCGCCGCGCAGTAAGAAGTGGCCTGGTCGCCCGGTGGGTGGCATCAGTTCTACACGACGCGATACTGGCTGCGCCGGCGGCGGCTGCAATTGCGTGCGCATCCGCTTTGCAAGTTCTGCGCTGATAACGGGCTCGTCGTTCGCGCAAACATAGTCGATCACGTTGAGCCACATCGCGGCGACTGGGACAAGTTCGTGCTCGGCCCGCTGCAGTCGCTCTGCGAGTCTTGTCACAACTCCACGAAACAAAGGTTTGAACACGGTCGCCCCGGCGTCGACGCCGACGGCTGGCCGCTCGATCGGACGTGAAGGAGGCTGCCATGGGACTGCGCCAGCGTCAAAGCGATCTCTATCCCGACGACACCGAGTCCTATGATGATTTCATGAGCCGCTGCGGCGATGAACTCGGCGACGAGGATGTTTGTCAATTGATTTGGGAAGACGCGTGGGACACGGACCGTAGCGCCAAGGACATCTGTCATAAGACCCATGTTAGCAAGGCCGACGGGCTCGAATATGTCATGTCGGACGAAACGCCCGATCGCATGGGCGACGTGATTATGGCTGACGGCTGGGATCTGACGGACTTCCGGAAGCATTCACCAGCGCTGTTCAATCACAGAAGCGACTTTGTCATCGGTCGCTGGACCAATGTCCGCACCGAGAACAAGCAACTGCGCGGGACGCTCGAGCTGGCACGGCGCGGAACGTCCGATCGCATCAACGAGGTCATCAGTCTGGTCGAGCAAGGCCTATTGCGCGCGGTATCGGTCGGCTTCCAGCCGAGAGAGTTTGAGCCGCTCGACAAGGAAAAGAGCGGCTACAGGTACACCAAGCAGAAACTGGTCGAGACCAGCCTGGTTTCGGTGCCAGCAAACCCGAATGCGCTGGCCATCGCCAAGTCGCTCAAGATTTCGCCTGTGACCATCGATCTCGTTTTCGCCGGGAAAGGCAAAGGACGCGGGATCAGACGGCGCGGGCTCACCAGCGGGCACGCTGATACGTCATCGCCAGTAGGAAAGGGCGCGACCATGTCGTTCGCTCAAAAGATCAAAGAGAAAGAAAGCCTGATTGTCGAAAAGACCGACAAGCTCGAGGCGTTGCACGACGCCGTCGGTGACGGCGACTATCCCGACGATTTGCTCGAGACGGTGAAAAAGGCAAACGCCGAGATCGCTCATGACAAGGAAGTTTTGGCGATGTTGCTCGACAGCGAGCGCAACATTGGCAAGACCAGTGACGACGGTGGTCGCTCGCTGGTCAGCACTCGCTCGCAGGTGAGTAAAAGCAATGGCGGGTACAGCTCGTCGCACCTGCCAGCGCAAAGGCCATTCGGCATCGCGCCGAAAAAGCTCGATACGATCGATCTGCTTTGCCGTGCCAGTGCCTTGCGGTTGCTGGCGTATCACGAGCGCAAGCCGGCGATGGACCTCGCGCGTGCCATCTTCGGCGATGACGAACCGCTCAAGGCAGTGATTGACTGGCAGACCAAGGCGGCCTCGGCCGCGGCCATGACCACGGTGACCGGTTGGGCCAAAGAGCTGGCCCAGCAGATCGTGGTCGATTTCATGCAAATCCTGATGGCGGCCTCGGTATTCGGGCCGCTGTCGGGCATGGGTCTGTCGCTCGGATTCGGCCGCAACGCAAGAATAATCATCCCGACGCGGTCGAGAACGCCGACCATCGCGGGATCGTTCGTCGGTGAAGGGTTGCCGATTCCGGTTCGCCAGGGCGCCTTTACGTCGCTCACCCTGACGCCCATGAAAATGGCGGTCATCACGACCTGGACGCGGGAACTCGACGAGCATTCGATGCCGGCGATCGAGGGATTGTTGCGCGATGCCATCGTGTACGACACCTCGGTGGCGACGGATTCCGTTCTGCTTGACGCCAACGCGGCGACGGCGGTTCGGCCCGCCGGCATCCTCAACGGCGTCTCCGGTCTGACGCCGACCGCCGGCGGCGGATTTGCTGCCCTCACCGGCGACATCAAGCAACTGTCGACAGCACTACTTACCGGTACGCTCGGCAACGTGCGCAAGCCGGTCTGGCTGATGAACCCGACGCAGGTCAACAGCGCGGCGTTTGCGATCGCCACCGGCGCCGGCGTGTTCCCGTATCGCGATGAGATCGGCCAGGGCCGCCTCGGCGGCTGGCCTATCATTCAGTCCGGCACGGTGCCGGCGGGCACCGTCATCGTCATCGACGCCGCCGACTTCGTCAGCGTCACCGGCGACGGGCCGCGGTTCGAGATCAGCGATCAAGCCACGCTGCACATGGAAGACACCACACCGACGGACATTTCCACAACGGGTACGCCGGCCGTTGTTGCCTTCCCGGCCAAGAGCATGTTCCAGACCGACATGCTGGCCTTGCGGCTGATCATGCCGCTGACATGGGCGATCCGTCGCACCGGCACCGTCGCGTGGCTGACCGGCGTTACGTGGTAAGAAACCAGGAGCGAAGCAAATGACCGATAACGAACAGGCAACCGCGGCGAAAAAGAAGCTCGCCGACGAACGCGCGGCGCGTGACAAGGCCAACGAGCAACAGGCCAAAACGGCGTCCGGGATCAAGCCGACTCCGACGCAAGAAGAAAACGATATGGCCGCTATGGGCGTCCACATCACGGAGCACGAGCCGGACGGCAGCACCGACCCGAACGAAGTGCAGAACAAGCAAGCGGAGGAGAAGCAGGCCGAGGCCGGCAGACGCGGCAACTATCAGACGAGGAACACGACGCCCTCGACATGACCGTCCGCGGGTTTCTGGCACGCGTTGCGGGCCAACTCATCGGCAAGGGTGAGGGCGACTATCGGCCTGGCCCTTATTATTTGCCGATCACCGGCGGGTGGCTGCCCGCCGGTGTCGCCGACAATTGGTGGCAGCAGGGCTATACGCCGGTCAGCCTCGGCACGCAGTCGGCAATGGTCGAAGCCTGCGTGGCGGCTTATGCGCAGACCGTCGCCATGTGTCCCGGCGATCACTGGCGGCTCAACGACAAAGGCGGACGCGAGCGCGTCAAGACCTCGTCGCTCTCGCGTCTGCTGCGCCATCCCAACGACTACCAGTCGATCAGCGACTTCATGCTGAACGCGACGCGACGGTTTTACCTCGAGGGCAATTGTTATGCGCTGGCGCTGCGCAACTCGCGTTACGAGGTCGATGAGCTGCACTTGATGGATTCAAACGTATCGTTTCCGCGCGTGGCAGAAAACGGCGAGGTGTTCTATCAGCTTTCCGGCAACGACATTATCGACAAGCGATTGAACGGCGAGGAACTGACGCCGGTGCCGATGCGCGACGTGCTGCACATCCGTTTGCATGCCTCGCGACGGTTTCCGCGGCCACTGATGGGCGAGACGCCTTTGGTAGCCGCCTATGCCGACATTGGCGTCAGCGAAGCCATAGCGGCGCAACAAGTCGCGTTTTATCGCAACGAGGCGCGGCCGTCAGCGGTGATCTCGACCGATCTGACGCTCGACAAGGACCAGGTCCAGAACCTACGCGACCGCTGGAACGAGCAGGCCAAGGGGCTGCACCAGGGCGGCACGCCTATTCTGACCTCCGGCCTGAAAGTGCAGCCGTGGGCGGTGCCCGGCAAGGACGCAGCGACCGCGGAAATTCTCAAACTGTCGACCGAAAACATCGCGCTTGCGTTCAGCATCCCGCTACCGATCTTAGGACTCGGCACATCAACGTTCGCGTCGACCGAGGCGCTGATGCAAAGATGGATTGCGTCCGGTCTCGGCTTTGCACTCAATCACATCGAAGAGGCATTCGGCCTGCTGTTCAATCTGCAAGGCCAGCCCGACGAATACGTGGAATTCGACACCACGGCGCTGCTGCGCTCGGCGATGAAGGATCGCATCGAGGCCCTGGCGCGCGGTGTGCAGGGCGGCATCTACGCGCCGAACGAGGCGCGGGCGCTCGAAGGCTACGAGGCAGTCCCATTCGGCGACGAGCCGCGCGTGCAGCAGCAGGTCGTCCCGCTCAGCCAGATCGACAAGATCCCGCCAGCGCCGGCGCCAGCCGCGCCGCCGGCCGCCGATTCGACGGCGATGCAGGATTCCGGAACTGGCAATCAATCGCAATCCGATAAGACCTTTGCGGCGCAACGGCGTGTCCGAGGCATCCTCGATGCAGCAGACCGATACGATCGACGAGTGGCCTGACGACCTGCGCGAGGCGCTCGGCCAGATCCTGGCCGAAGAGCGCCGGCAATGGCGGCGTCAGCGCGAGCTGACCGAGGCGCAGATGACGGCGACGATCGCCGAATTGCGTGCTGGCATTGCCGAGAAGCTCGGCGCGTTCGAGCGCCTGGTTGCCGATCGGCTGGCGACGGTGCGTGATGGCCATGACGGCGAGCGAGGGCCGCAGGGAGTGTCTGGACCTCAGGGGCCGGCCGGCGAATGCGGCACCACAGGGCCACAGGGGCTCGCTGGTGCGCCCGGCGAACCGGGGCTGCCTGGACCAGCGGGCGAGCCCGGCGCGCTCCCCGCGGTGCGGGAATGGCGGCCTGACACCGTCCATTATGCGGGCGCCGTGGTGACCCATGGCGATGGCACCTTCCAGGCAATCCGCGATACCGGGCAGGCGCCCGGTCATGCGGACTGGATCTGCCTGGCGCGGCCCGGCCGCGATGCTGCGATGCCAAAGGTGTGCGGCACCTGGAGCGAGGCCGAAACCTATGCGGCGCTCGACATTGTTGCCCTCGGCGGCTCGAGTTTCATCGCCCGGCGCGCGGCGCCTGGTCCATGTCCTGGCGAGGGCTGGCAACTGATCGCCTCGGCGGGCAAGCCCGGCCGGCCGGGACCGAAGGGCGATGCCGGTGATCGCGGCGAGGCGGGCTCGCGCGGGGCGCCGGGAGCGCCGGCACCGCTGATTGTCGGTTGGACGATCGATCGCAAGACCTACACCGCCACGCCGATCCTGTCCGACCAGAGCAAAGCGCCGCCGCTCGAGCTGCGCGGTCTGTTCGAGCAGTTTCATAACGAGGCGCGCTGATGGTGGACGTTTGGGTCAAGGTGCTGCAGCCCGCCGACAGCTACGCGCTGCTGACGTTGGACGAACTCAAGGCCATTCTCAAAATCCCGCCGACCAATACCAGCGAGGACGCGCAATTGCAGGTGTACATCGATCAGTACAGCGACGTGATCGCAACCATGTGCCAGCGCGTATTCGCCTATGAGACCGTCGCGGAAACCTGGCGCGGCGATCTGCCGCCGTTTGACGCGCC